AACGTCTACGGCTATGAATTGAAGCCGTATAATAAATGTTCGATTCAAAGGAATAACCTTAACAAAGGCTTTTATTTATAGCCATTGTTAGCAAATCGTTTTAGCGATGGAATACTTACGAGAAGCAAAAGTTGTAATAGAAAAAGACACAAATAAAGCAACAACAACAGAAGTTTTAGAGCCATACGAAGATGAAAGTATGGAAGATTTTATAGAAAGAGTTACTCATAAGCTACGAGAAGTTTATTTAGATGAATATTGAGCGATGGCAAATGTTTGCTAACGTATTTGTATAATTTGTTCAATCATTTAACCCATAGATAGACGTGTCATCGCAGATAGAAAAAGAGAGAAAATGTTTTTGGTATTGTTCAATTTTTGAGGGCATTTTGTTCATTTTACCGGATGGAGTTATTCATTTTTACCAGGCGAATCAACCGCTCCAGGAGATGATTAAAGAAACCTATCGAAATAAAACTTACTATCGATTTCCGAGCTCCAGCAAGCGCATCGCTCAATCGACTATTCGCCGAAAGGCCATGAGGTGCAATGTGCTCCTTTGCGCATCCTCAGCTCGTGATCCAGAAAACAATCATGGCCAGGGCGAGAATGATGAGGCCGAGTTTGAGATTTTCAATTTGGTAATTTGATTTCATCTGTATGAAGGTTAGAATTATTTAATAATTCAGAAAATTTATTCGATTGTTGGCAATTTATAGTTCAATGTTAACTATATTTCAAGTCCCCCTAAATACTATTTCCCGAAATTGTAAGTGATTATGAGCTTCGGGAAGCGTCATTTTTTGGTGGAAATGTGGGATAGGCGAACCCATCATCTCCATTTATTTTTGAATCGGAAAAGCCCCTTTTGATGAATGTGTCTATTTACATCCCATTAAAACCGCACCTCATTAAATACATGGAGGTGGAGGCAAAACGACCCAATGGTACTTATAAAGTATTGGTCAATTCTATTTTTGGAAACTTCATTCTCGGCATGCTGGAACCCACTCCAGAGGGTGCCAAAGTAGGTCCGCCAGATATTGATCACCTTGAGTTTTTGATCACTGAGCGATTTACTGAGGGAAGAGGTCGCTATATCAGTCCCCAAAATATGGAGCTGATCGTTAGAATGATCTCTCATGATTACCATAGTGAGTTTATGCTCTTTGTGACAGTGCACAATCTCAAACACGGTTATACCTACAGAGTGGCCACTTTAAAATGGAGGGAGAGGTATGGCATCACAGAGGATGATAGGAAACTAGAAACGGATCTCAAAAATATTTATAGAAAAAAACCGCTAAAAATGTCAAACAATGAATGAGCTACTTTTTACGGGGCAAAACATGGGTGGCGTTTGCCTGATTCGCTTGCTCGATGTGGAGCTGGCTGGTTACATGCCCGACCCTATTGAGGGAACCGTGACCGATTTCACGCCCTCAGAAGATTGGGAGGATTTTCCGGTGCAAGATCAGCAGAGTGAAGTGAGTGAGGTAACGCTGAGCAATGGCGGCAAGATGTACAGCATGAAGCTGATCGCCAACATCAGGAAACAAGAAAGCGCAAAAACCCAACTTCTATACGGCCTCCAGAAAAAAAGGTTTCTGGTGGACTTTGTAGATCAGAACGGAGAGCGCCGCCTAGCGGGCACAGTGGATGAAGGGGTGGCCGTTAATATAGTTCGCAACGAAACCCGCCGACAAGCCAAAGAGCCCAACGAATACCAGGTGGAGATGAAGCTCGTGCGCCGTTTTCCTATTCCTTTTTACGTTCCTCGATTGGTAGAGTAAGACGCTCCAGAGATTCCAATCGAGTGATCAATCTCAAATAGTTTTGTCCTTTTAAAACCGTTTAAGCGGTGAGATTTTAGTGGTCGCTAAAGATTAGAACACTAGAATCCCCAAATGTGAAAGGCTCAAACTTTCAACTCATTTCGCAGATCGTTCACGGTCAATGGCTCATTGATGATGGCTTTGCCCAGAAGATGATGCCACTGGTGGCTCGAATGCTTCAAGGTGAGCCTGTTTCATTTTACGATACATCAGAAGAAGAAAACGAAGAGGTGAGCGCGGCCTATGTGCTCGCTCCTCAAGGATCTGGCCGTATGGTAAAAATGGAGCACGCGCGAGAGCATGAAATCCCGAGTGGATCGATAGCGGTGATTCCCCAGCGAGGTGTGGTGATGAAAGAGAACTTTTGTGGAATAGCTGGCACTGCGCAAATGCGTGAGGAGCTCAACACCTTGATGGATAACCCCAATATAGGGGCGGCGATCATTGTTGCCGATAGTCCAGGCGGAGCCGTGAATGGCACCTTTGAATATTGCGATGCCATCTATACATCCAAAAAACCAGTGATCGGATTTGTGGATGGATTGGCAGCCTCGGCGGCCTACGCCATACTCTCAGGGAGTGGTGAGATATATGCCAGCCATGAATCTGCAGTAATAGGCTCCATCGGCGTGATGATAACGCTACGCGATTATAGTGATCGCCTGAAGGAGCTTGGCATAAAAGAGGAAACATTTACCAGCACCACGAGCCCAAATAAAAACAGCATGTACACTAAGGCGCTCAATGGTGAGCCGGAGGATCTTGAGGCATTTTTGGACGCGCAGCATGCCATTTTTATGAACTCGGTGCGAAGAACCCGAACAGAGGTGACTGATGAAACAATGGATGGATCGGTCTATCTGGCCAATGAGGCGAAAGATCGTGATCTAATCGATGGCATCATGACATTCGAAAAAGTGACTGAGCGGGCTCAGGAGCTTATTGATATTATGCAACTAACAAGTATTTAAATATGTTTGAGAGAATTACAAAAGCCGAGCACAAACAAATTGTAAAAGGCTACACGGACCAGATCTATGCCTTCGCTACTCTAGCGGGCTATGATGGCGATGAGAATGATAACGAAGCGATGAATGCGGCCATCACGGCGGCACTCAAAGGGGCAAAAAATGCCTCCGATGATTTAGGCGCTGCGCTGATCATCATAGGGTCAGCGAAAGATCATTTTGGAGAATCTGCCAAGGCTGAGGATTTTAACCTTGGCGAGGCGGTCGAAGCGGTCATCAACAGTGAGAAAACGGCTAAGGATAGCCTAGAGGCTGCCAACACAAGGCTCAATGGAGTCACGGCGCTATTTGGCGAGAAAGCCAAGGCCGATGATTTTGATTTGGTGAAAGCCGTGGGCGATATCGTGCCGGAGGGATTCACGGGCGCTGATCCTACTCAGCAAGCCACCCAAACCAAGGATGAAACGTGGACCGAACTTGATGAGCTCTCTGCGATGTATGACAGGGGAGAAATCACGGCCACCGAGTTTCGACGAAAGGTGAACGCGGTAAAGCCTAACAAGCTAACAGTGGCCGAATAAGGAAAGCATTTAAAAAAAACCATTTAATAAAAATTGAAAATGAAAAAATTAAAATTAGTACTCGGCGCGCTACTGTTCGCGGCGTTTTTTGTAGGGGGCGCATCAGCCGCTCCGGCGATTGGATTGGCGATGGCCGCCTCTCCGCTTTTTGATGGCCTCACGGCCTACGCGGGAAAGTTTCAGGATGAGATTTTCAGCACTTTGATCAACTCCATGGACATCGCGAACGATGTGATGGTCGAGGAGGAAGTAAAAAGCAAGTTGATTTTCACTAAGCTCACCGTTTCTGATGGGTATAGACCGTTTACCTCCACCGAGGAGATTGTAGGTGATGAATACACATTCTCAGGAACCGAGCTGGAGGTGCAAGTGGGAAAACGCGAGCTCTCCATTGACATTGAGAAATACCGTGGCCAGTGGATGCAATACAAGAAACGCGGATCTGGCGCTCAAGATGGAGCTAATGATATTCCTTTTGCTCAGTACACTTGGGATCAAGTCATTAAGCAAGTAGCCAAGGAGATCAACGATAAAACCGCTTATCACGGATTCCAAAAATCTGATGCCGCTGCATTTGATGCGGGAGCCACTTATGCGGTGGGGGATTACATGACTTTTGCACAGAACTCCATCACTCACTACTGGAAATGTATCGATCCTACCACTGCAGGGCAAAGCCCCGACACTCATGCTGCTAAATGGCAAAAAGTGAACGCGGAGGCCGTGGCTCCAGGACTCGGTTATCGCCTCGCTGCTTTGATCACCGCCGGAGATGTTTCTCCAGTGACCACGGGAGCGATCACCGCCTCGAATGCTTTGGCAAGTTTGAGATTGATTTGGGATGATGTAGATGAAGCCTATAAAAGCAACGGAGTGACGGCCTACATGAGCCGCAACACTTACGAGCTATTCATCAGAGATTATGAGGATAAGGTGAGCAAATACTCTGAAAAAGATGGAGCCGCCGTAAACACGCTACCAGGCACCGATGGAAAGTGTGTGCTCAAACCATGCTCTTGGATGGTAGGTTCTGGCCGGGTGATTATGACACCGGAGGAGAACCCCTACATGGGAACAGATTTGATCAACGATGTGAACGAGATCGAGGTGGTCAAATCATCGCTTTGGATCATGAAAGCGGGTATCAAGAATGCCATCGGCTTCCAGTTTAGAGATCCGGCGGCGATCTGGTGCAACGAGCAAGTGTAAGGCTCTGAGGTAAAAATTTTTTAAGGGGAGAGCGCGGGCGGAGGATAATCACGTCCTTGAGCTGAGATTCTAAAGCCCGCGCCAAGCCCTAAAACCCTATAAAAGCATTGAAATGACAAAAGATGAAAAAATCGCACGAATTGCTCAGCTCGATCCAGAGTTTAAACTCTCGGGCGAGGAGCGCGTGCATGAGCTCGATGTGATCATTGCCGGATTAGAAGCTCCGGGCCTCATAGAAGATTATGAGGAAACCATCGACGAGCTCAACAAGGAGCTGGCCACTGCAGAGGTGAAAGCCGAAAGCAAAGGCAACCACAAGCTGGTGGGCGAGATTGAGGGTGAAAAGGTTTTCATGACCATCCCACGGGCGAAATATACCGACAAGGATGGCGTGAAGCACTTGATCACTCCGCAAGTCTTGCAGGGCAATGAGGCTCTCCTGTCAGAGCTTTACGCTAAGGAACCCGGTTTTTTAATCACTAAATAAGGAGGGCGAGATGGATACTAGCGACTACACAATCACCGCCGGAAAGAACCCCACAGGGATTGCGCGGAGGATTTACATCAAGGAAATCGACAAGTTTGATACGATTGCCACACCATCGGCGAGCGCATCGCCTGGTGATACGGTAAAGATTACAGGCACCCACACGTTCACAGCGGCGAATGATGGGTTTCAAATTCTCTACTTACACGAAAACACTCCAGAGATTGAGACGGAGGTAGTAGGAGAGGACGGGAGCACAAATATCACGTGTACTGTGCAAGGTTTTCATCCAAACTGGAATGCCGCCCTTGAGGAGGAGCTCCGAGAGGATAAAAGCTACATAGTGTTAGTGGAGCGGATTTGTGACAATGGCACGCCAACCCATTTCCAACTCGGTACGGAGTGCCTCGGCGCAAAGCTCAAAGGGATGCTAAAATCTGGAAAAACCAAAGAGGGAGGCCGATTTGGTTTTGAAGTGATGATCGAGAGCACTCAGGCGGCACTTTATGAGTATAGTGGCGATGTAACTCTAAACTCGAACTAAGATGGCCACAAAGAAGCACCCAAAGCCAAAACTGAGAAAAGAGCTCGCTGATGCGGGCATCGTTTACACCAACGACAAGGCGGTGGAGCGATTCATGTACAAGGGATCTATTGTGGACTTGAGAACATGCACCGTTCGAAAAGCGCTTTTGGTGGCAAACGACTCGGATAACAAGATTTTGGGCTATAAAAAGCCAGCGAAATCGGCCAGCGGATCGGGTGATGAATAATTATTTGGTTGATTTGATTAATAATGGTTGGAAACCCGTCACTCGTTTGGCGGGTTTTTTTGAATTCTGAAAATGATGGATGGGCATACAAACAAAAGCGAGGGACCAAAGGTGGCCGATTATTTGAGTGAAATTTTCGCTCCATGCGAAGAGATCGCCGAATGCGATGATCAGCTTCATTTTGCTGAGCTGGTGCAACGAATGAAACGAGAGATCCCTTTTGATTTTCAATATCTTGACTTAGAGGATGCCCTCCGAGAGTTGGGATTCAAAAAGGAGGCCATTGAGGGCGTGGGCTACTGGCTCGTGAAGTACGCTTAGAAATGTCCTTTTATCTCCCCATGGCCATGGCGAGATTTGAACCATGCCCCAAATAGAAATTGATGAATGGCTGCGCGCCTCTCGGCCAAATTTTCAAAGAGGCGTTTTTCTCCACAATACATTTGCCCGCGATGATGAGCGCGTTTCCAAGGCGCTTTTAAAAGCCGACACCTCCATCAGCCGCAAGAAGCTCCGCGCTAGTTTGATGCGCATCGCTGAGCGCCACGCGAAGCTCCCCACACCCAAGAAAGTGGCCACTCGAGAGCGAGGTGGCCACAAATGGGGACAAACGCAAGGATACCCTCCTCACCTTGTTGAATTGGATCTACAGCTCCCATTGATCACCTCGGAGATCAACAGCCTGGCCAACTCAACTATCAAATATGATGAGGGTGATAAGCTCAAGGCTTTGGTCCTTGAGATATGTGAGAAATTCAAGCAACGCGCCGAAAAATGGAAAGAACTCGATTACTATGCCGACCACGGCGTGGTGATGCCGGGCACTGGCCACCAAGCCGAGCCCGATCTCATCGAAAAGCTCGTGGATTGGCTCGATAGACAGCCTGCCCTCATTGACTACACCCGGCGATATAGGAGTGACACTAATCCCAAAAAAGTGGCCGAGGTGGCAAAACGCACCAAGGAATTGGAGAAGATTCAGGCATTCATCAAAGCCCATAAGAGATGATAAATAAAACCCCACAGGATATTGATATCGCCATTCAATACCTTTCAGCCCGGGATGGTGACACCGTGGAAATCGGTGCCGCACAAAAGGAGTTTATTGAGCGGATGGTGCGATTTCAGGCACTCGTTTTGAAGCATTCGAAAGCGCGCTCTATCGCCATTTACTGCAAGGTGTTTGGCGTGAGCAAGTCCCAAGCTTATCGCGATTTCAATAAAATGGAAATGGTATTTGGCAGCGCTAAGAAAACAAACAAGGATTTCATGCGGGAGCTCTCTATCATTAAGCTGGAGAATATTGAACAGATGGCCCTGGAGGCGGATGATTTCAAAACCGCCGCTATGGTGAGAGGTAAAATCTTTGATTGGACCACTAAGGAGGACATTCAGCCGCCATTCGATCCGAGTGCGGTGGAGGCTCCGTTGATCATTGTGGGCGAGTTTCCTGAGCAGTTCAAGAATTCACAGATGCCGACAGATCCAGAGGAGCGTGCCAAGGTGATCAGAGATTTGAAGCTCAAGCATCGCCTCGGTGATCATGCTGAGAATATTGAATTTGAGGAGCTAGATGATGCCACAGATTGAGGCCGCAAAAAAAGTCCATTTAAACCGTTTGCAGCAAAAGATGGTTTTGGTGATGGCCAATATCATCGTGGCCATTTGCGGGCGTGGATATGGGAAATCCTTTGGCCTTCAAAGTCCATTCCTTTCAGACAATGCGATCAAAATGCCGAGGAGCACCCAGCGGCTCGGTGCCTATACTTACGAGGGGCTCATGACCAATATCCTCCCCGGTATCATTCAGGGATGGGAGGAGATTCGCCAATGGCGTGAGAACGTCCATTTCTTTGTGGGTAAGTGGGCCCCTGATTCATGGGGATGGGATAAGCCACATTTTCGAACCCGAGGAGATGCAAAGTATCTCATCCATATTTATAATGGATCGGTGATTCAGCTCGCATCGATGGATCGCTCCATTAACAATGGGGCAAACATTGACGCGCTGGCTTTGGACGAGGCGCGGATGATTCGGCGTAAAAAAGTGGCCGAGATGATTCCAGCCATGCGGGGAAACCTCCAGCACTTTGGTCATCTGAGCAACTACCAAAGCCTCCTCCTCACGAGCGATATGCCACAAAACCCATCAGAGAAATGGCTGATGGAGTATGAAGATCAGCACACTCAGGATCTTATTGATGGCATTCTCGGGCTCCAGCAACTCCTCCAGCCTCTATACATGCGCCACGCCAATGCCGAGGGAAAGCATAAGCAAAACCTGGGATATGAGATAAAGGCGTTGGAGGCTGATATTAATGATTTGCGAAGGGGCTGCATCATGTTTATGGAGGCTGATTCACTGGAGAACATTGATGTGATTGGCCGCCGAACCATTGAGAACTGGAAAAAAACAATGACTCCACAAGAGTATGCGGTGAGCGTGCTTAACGAGCGCCAGGATAAGGTGATGGATGGATTCTATTCAGCACTAGATCCCGAGGTGCATTCTTACGATGGTCCCACAAACTATGAACTGTTTGACGCCGTGGATGATCCGCACCGCTCAGGATTCTCACGTGATTGCCGAATGGATGGGGACTATATACAGAGCGCTCAGCTCTATATAGCCTTTGATCACAATGCTGCCATCAATAGTATGATGATCGGCCAGGTGCGCGAGGATAACCAAAGGGATTTTATCAATACCCTTTATGTGAAATCACCTCAATATCTATCACACTTGATCGAGGCATTTGTGGAGTATTATCGGCATGCCAAACGTAAAAGCTTGGTTTACTACTATGACAGCACCAGCATCAAAGACAATAGCCAAGGCCAAGAGATGGAGCGTGATGAAGTGATCAGGCTACTAAGGGCCGCCGGGTGGAAAGTCCGCGCCACGTACATCGGGCGCACAAAGTCACATCATTACAAGTACAAGCTTTGGAATGCCACTCTCATGGAAACCAATGATAACCTCCCGGTGATTCGATACAATCGAGGGAACTGTTTACAATTTGAGAAATCTCTTTTGAACGCTGATGTGCGCAAGGTGGGCACGGAATACCGCAAGGATAAAAGCAGCGAGCGAAAGAACTACAAAACCAAATCATTCGTTGTGCCTCCAGAGGATGCGACCCACATCTCCGAGGCCGCCGACACGCTGCTTATTGGGTGGCTCAGCGAGCTCTCGAACTCCTCATCATTCTCCGAGATTATCAGCGTTTAATCGCTCCCATCAACTCGTCAACACACCCTCAGCAGATATCGCGTGATCGATAGACCATGGCGCCGGATAAACAGGGGCAGCCGCGACCGTTTCAGTCAATATAATCTGAGGCGGGAAACCCAAAAAGAAGATAGATCATTCAAAAATCTAGTAATCAGGCCAATATTAAAATGCTAAACTGAAAATGATGCGAATGATTCCAGAGAAAAAACGGCCTTTTTTGTCCTTTCATGATTTCATGGGTGTGGGCAAATTGCACCATGCCACAGATCAGCGAGCGGGATGCTATTAGCGTGATGAAATCAGGCGCGCCTTTTAGCATTCAATTTATTACAGCCGATGTAAAACGCCAGCAAGGCGGAAAACGCGTCAAACTGGACAACGCCCGCATTCGAAATACCTCTCACTCTGAGCACCATCATGGCACCATCACCATCGAGCATTCGAATTATGAGCACCCTCTAACGATACACCGCAAGCTCGTGGAATTCGTAAACAATAAACAAGTGATCAAATGATCGAGTCGATTTATATCCCCGAGCAAAAGGCAGCTATGAGCGTGGTGAAAACCTCCACATCAGGCAAAAAGCCTACTCGCACCCTCAAGGATCAGCGAGGCCAATCTCATGAGTATTGGAAATGGGGAGAGTCCAACGATCTCCCGAATCAGATTATTAAAGCCGTTCACGAAAACGTTCTTCTCCCCACAGTGATTGATTTTAAAAAGAAGATTTTGAACTCTGGCGGCCTAGTTTATGGCAGACTTAAAATGGTTGATGGACGCGAAGTTCTGGAGCCACTTCGGGAAACGGAGATTGATGAGTGGCTAGAAAAAACAGCCATTGAAAGTTATCTCGATGAAGCCACGGAAGATTTATTCACCTTCGGAAACATATTTCCAGAGATCATTCTGAACATGCGGCGAGAGATAGCTGGAATTCAGGAACTCGATGCCAGCGAATGCCGCCTCCAAAAGCAAGAACTGGACGGAAAACACCGCGCCCGAATCAATCACGTTTACCTCTCGGCAAATTGGGACCTGAGCACCCAGCCGGACATTGTGAAAATCCCCGTGATTGATCCTGGATTTGATGCCCTCGGACAGCTCCGCGAGTTTAATGGCCACAAATACGTGATCCCGATCCGCACCCTCTCCAGAGGCGTGAAATATTACCAGCGCTCACCCATTCAAAACCTTATGGAAAGCGGGTGGCTCGAGGTAGCTAACAGCATCCCCAAATGGAAAAAAGCCGTGATGGAGAATCAGCTCTCCATTAAATACCACATCCAGGTGAATGAGGAGTATCTCCGATGGCGATTCGCAGATGATTGGGATGATGTTTCTGATAATGAACGCACCAAACGCAAAAAGGCACTTGCCGCAGAATTCATGAAAGTGATGAAAGGAACAGACAACGCCGGAGGCGCTCACCTTTCTACTTTCAAGCTTCAAGATGGCCAGGAGATAGTAGGATGGAAGATTGAACCGATTAAGCAAACCCAATTCGGTGAAAAAACATATCTGGAGGATCACACCGCTGCAAGTGAGCACATCATGAGCTCACAAGGAGCTGATCCCACATTAATGGGTGTGGCAACCCGCAACGGCATGAGCGCCGGATCGGGATCTGATAAACGCATGGCGCTTGATCAGCTCATACTCATGATGCGACCAGATCAGCGTAAAATCCTTTTCCCGCATAATCTAAAGGCACGCGCCGAAAATTGGTCAAAGAAATACGCCGGAGGCGATCCATTTGTGTTCCAATTCACCAATTTTCACACGGCCACGCTCGATCAAATGAATTCCAAAAACCAAGTTCAAACAAACTAAGGATGGCCAAGCATATTTTTGAGACAGCGGAGAAAATCGTCGAGCACTACCCATTTTTAAAAACGATCACCTTTGATCGATTAAAACCATCGATCAAATTTGTCGAACGCCGCTATCAACCTAAACTCATGGATGCCACCACTTGGGGCGCCTTGCTCGATCAAGTTGATACGGTTAACCCAGGCACAGTCTGGACCGAGCTCATCGACCGCACGCGCGATGCCTTTGCGTACCTCACTGCCCTCCACTACATCCCCCACGGGAATGTGGGCATCGGCGAGATGGGCCTCCAGGTAGAAATCACCGAAAGCCATGCGCCAGCATCGAAGGATCGCAAAAACGACCTCATGAGAGGCATCTGGGAGCAAGCTCTCGATCACCTCGACATAGTGATCGAACACCTCAATGCTAATCTGGCCACCTTCACCGATTACGCCACGTCCGATCAATACACCGAAAACACCAAATCGCTCATCAACGATGCCGCGACATTCAACGACTTTTATCCGATTGGCACCAATCGATGGGTGTGGCTCATGCTCAAGCCCTGGCGCGACAAAACCGAGCTCTCCAAAATTGCCGGAACTCTGGGCACCGATTACCACAACGAGCTAGTCGTAAAGATCAAAGCTGATGGACTCCTCGCCGAGGACGAGATCATCCTTGAAAAAGCACGCCGCGCTCTGGCATTTGCCACCATCGAGGCCAGCGCCATGAATCTCAGCATCCGCATCGAGGAGCATGCCGTCACAGTGTACAACAATGCAAGCCAAGTGGCCAACGATCTCCGCACCACAGTAGAGATTCAGCGCGTAGAAAAAGCGCAAAACTATTGCAAAAAGGAGGCGCTGCAGATACTCAAAGACATTGAAACCACCCTCCGCACGGAGGCATCGGTTTCCAAATACCCCACTTTTTTCGCCTCCGATGCCTACATCGCGCCCGAGGATGCCGTGGTGCTCAACGATACCACCGACAAAGACCATAACCCTGGAACATTCAACGCCTTATGAACGAAATCATCAACACCATCTCCGAATCATTTCTCCGCGCAGAGGCGTGGCTTGCCGCTCAAGCCGCTTGGGCCACCATCTTCGCATGGCTCGCCATCATCGTGGCCTACTTATTCAAGGGTGCTCTCGTGCTCAGAATGCGCAAGCAGCTCCGCAACTATGACGAACTGTTTGCCAAAGCTGAGAAAACACAAAAAACATACGAGGAGAGCCTCAAAAAATCAGCTCAACAACTGGCCGAAAGCCGCCGCCAGATCAACGATGAGAAAAAACTCAAAGGCCACTATAAAAACCTATGCGATAATCTTCAAAAGGAACTAAAAGCAGCATGAGCACAGAAAAGGACACCCTCAAAAAGTGGAGTGAAAAACTCACTACTCTCCAAAAAATGCTCATCACAGCGGGCGCGATTATTGTTTCAGTGTTTGGTGGCCTCCAATGGATCGGCGAGCAAATCAAGGCGCACGATAAGCATGTCCTCACCGAAAACGCCGACATCTTCGCCAGCCGGGTGATCACCATACTCCAGAAGGAGGGCATCGCCACTAAATCCGACATCCAAGCCGCCAGCGATTCCATAAATATTCGGATCGAGGCCAATGCCCTCACCGATGAAATGGCACACCTGCGCACCTTACGTCTCCTCGATACTACACGCATTGAAATCGCTGAGAGTAAAACATTCGAGGCCGAGCTCGACCTCCAAATCCAAAACATTCAACAAACCCTCGACAGCATTCGCGGCATCGCCACCCTCACCCGCGAGGAACAGGATGCCCTCGCCTATACCGACAGCCTCCTAAGTGTGGCCATCAAACACGATATGAGGGATTACTACGAGCTGAGAATGCGCCAGAGCGAACTGGAGCACTATGAAGCACTCAAAGAAATTCGCGATCTCTCAAGAGTTGAAGTGATCGACAAAGGCCGACCCAAAAAAGTGAGAAACAAGGCCAAGAAATACGAAAAACGAGATTGGAAGTTTGAATAGAAAATCGGAGGTAACAGAGTAATGACGATGTGGGAATCAATACTGGAAGCATTGAAAATATTAGCACCCATCGGTGGATGGGTATTTTTCGTGATCATGTTCGTTTTGTGGTATGAACAGAGAAAAGAAAACCGACGATTAAGAGAGGTGAGTGAAGTGCTCAGACGGCACGACAAAGAACGCCGCGAAAAGGATAAGATACGCGACAAGATTCTCCGTGATCTCATGGAAATCGTTTCTGATGAAAAAATGAGCAAGGAAAACCGCGAGAAAATTGCCAAGCAATTCAAAGCACTGGATAAACCATGGACTAATGAAACTCACGACTAACTTCTCCCTCGCAGAATTCGCCTCACGTGATGGCTCAATCACTCCGGGAAATATTCAGGCCAACCTTAAAAAACTGGCCACCGAACTTCAAGTGATCCGAGATCATTACGGCAAACCCATCCAAATAAATAGCGGTTATCGCTCACCCGCGCACAATGAGGCGGTGAAAGGAAGTTCGACCAGTCAACACCTCGAAGGAAAAGCCGCCGACATTGTGATCGCCGGAGTTTCTCCCAGCGAAGTAGCCGACACCATCGAGAAACTCATCACCGAGGGCAAAATGAAACAGGGCGGCCTCGGTAGATACAATTCATTCACCCACTACGATATCAGGGGCCGAAAAGCCCGATGGGATTTCACCACATGAGAAAACTTATCCTCATATCGACCATTTTGATCATTGCCACGGCATGCAATCCGCTCGGTAAAATCTCTGATGCGCTCGAAGCTCCCGAGGAGAAACTCACAAAAAGAGAAATTCGAAAAAAGAACCGCGCCGCCCGCCACGTGGAAAAGGCCAAGCGACTCGACCCCGATATCGCCCGCATAGACAGTATTATCATCCCCATCACCGTGCGCACACCCTCCATCGAGGGGCGCATCGTGAGCCGTCCATCGGTGCCACTCATCAATGAAAAACCCGTTTATATATACTTAGACGGCGATTCCATTCCATATTTTCCCAAGGAGCCCATTTATTTTGAAGATGATTCGCTCAGCGCCCGCATCACCTATTTAACCAATGGAGATGCCGCGCTCGATTACACCATCAAACCGATGGAAGTGGATACCTCTACCAAATTTCAATTCGATAAAATCGCTCCCACTCAATACAAGGCCATGCCATTGAGCTGGTGGCAAAAAATGAGGATTCATTTAGGTGATTTGTTCCTTTTCTCGCTTCTGATCGCGCTCATCATCCTCGCCATAAAACGAGCCCGGAGCTAAATGCACACCATCACCGCCAAAATATCAAGCCCAAAGCGCACCATCAAAACCTACGAGTGGAGCATCCCCAGCTCCACCCAGGAACTCACCGCCAAAAACCTCCGGCAGATCGCCCGCATCGTATCCCAACCGAGCGGCGATCCCATCGAGCAAAAAATGGAGGCACTCATCCGCATCGGACGAATCACCCGCCCCGATTTGCTCAACGGCGCCCAAGTGATGCAACTCCTCGCGCTCCTCGACTTTCTTGATGATGCCAATATCAAAATGGATAAGCCCATCATCAAATGGATCGGCATCTTTAAAGCACCGCGCCGACTACTCCAAAAATTTTCTGGAAATCAGATGGCCCTCTGCGATACCATCCTCCAGGCTATTCAGCAACAAAACGACACACCCAGCGCTCTCCTCGCTGATTTCTGCGCAGCCAACACCACCCTCCTCGGAGGGATGTGGCGCAATTTTATCGCCGAATATCTGGCTAAACCCTTTTTCAGATACTTCGTGCGCAGATCCACCAAACTCGCGCTCCTTATTCAATACCGCGCCATGCGCCGCATATTTCCCGAGAAATATGAAAATGCTTTTTCAAACGATGGCACCGCCGAGCGATTCCCCTCACTTGGGTGGCCCGGCACTTTCGTGAAACTGGCGGGAGACAAGTTTGGAAACCCGAAAATGGTGAAGCAAACACCCGCTCACGACCTATTCACTTATCTGGAGCAAGTGCGACGCGATGAAATTAGGATGGCCTCACAAAACCGCATGAAATGAACAATGAGATAGAACAACTCACCGACTATTTTCTCAGCTTGGCCACTCAATATACAGAGATAGGCCACACTGCAGCAGTACCTCGATTTTTTCAATACTCATTATCTGAGATAAAAAACCCAAATCCCGGCGCTATCATGTACATGAGCCCACCCATCTCCACCGCAGTGGAGCAAGATGGCAGCCAAATCATGCGTTTAATTGTCGATATCAGTATCATGGAAAATTTCGGGCGCCAAAATTTCCCTGAAATGCAGACGGCCATCCGCAATTCATACATGCACTGCAAGGAAATCCTCGCCAAAATAAACGCCGACAAGCTCAACGATAACCCGACCAATGACACCGCGTGCCTCTTAGCTCGATTCTCTCCCGATGATGCCATTATCCAGGTAGACGATGCCCGCCTCGATGGGTGGATCGGCTGCACCCTATCACTCAGATTTGATTTGTCCGAAGTCCTACAAATTACTCCAGCATTATGGCAATAAATTTCAATAATACACCGCTCCCGATTTATTTCAGTCGCAATCAAGTGGCCTTTCGTCTTGATTGCAGCGATGTGATCAATACCGCCGGAGTGCAAGAAAGCCGCGCCGCAATCATATCCTCAGAGCTGGCCAATGATGATACACTCACCATCACATGGAGTCATGAAAGCATTGATTATTCCGCAGCGTTTACATTCAAAACCTCGCCCAACGCCGAGAATTTTGAAATCCTTGCCAATACTGGCAGCCCACCATCTCAGGATTACATCATTAACACGCTTATTCCCGGGCTCCTTTCTCATCCAGACATCGCGCAGTTTTTCGATGCTCGTGTCGAGGAGGATACTTTTTTCGGTTTCCGTTTGATCTCCCGAGTTGGCGGCCCTATTACTCTGGCGTTTGCAATAAATGGATTTACCGCCTCAGAATTATCAACGGCTGGCGTGCTGGAAGTGCGAGAAACTGACTATCTGGCCACCGCGTGGGTGTATATGGCCAATGAGCACAACAGCACCCTCAGCGATTTCACCAAAATCGGTGAACTCGAACTATATCCCGCCGCGAATAACCTCGCCAGTATCGACATCTCCGAAATCCTCGATTCTTTTTTTACCGCTCCCGAAATTCCCACGAGCACCACCAACGCCTTAGTCGAATGCACCGAAATCAATCGCGAGTTTTTTCTCCTTATCGGGCAAAAGTTTGGCGATCCCGTAGCTCGAAAAAAGCAAGTGCGCTCCGATGTACTTAGAGTGCTCAAGGGCGGCGTGCGCCATCCTGAGTTTCTCGAAGAAACGAATGAACTCACTCTCCCGCCTTATAACGGCAAGTATCTAACCCTCCGCACCACCAGAGAGGTGGCCGCCGATCAGCTCGATTGGCTTTTTATTTGTCCGCATAAGGATGATACTGAGGGGGCCGTTCAGGTGCAGTTATTTTATACAGACTACAGTACTACAACTCAACTTTTGTGGGGAGGTCAAACAGTTGAGAGATTTAAAACATACCAATTCGCCGCCGGATTCACCCAAGCGGGCATCAAAGCCATCGCCGATGGCGAAGGGAAAACATGCTACAAATACACGCTCCAGTTTGGTGAGGATGCAGGTATTTTATTCATTCCTCGCAGTGAGCTCGCGACGTTCTACGTGATGCCCGATGATCACCTCGCTACGGTGATGCACTACGAAAACACCCTCGGCGGAGTGGAGAGCTGGCAGTTCATCGGAAACCGATTTCTCGCCGGGAGCAAGTCCTCCCAATCATACCGCACACCGCTGGAGGATTTCGCCACGGTCGATTTTCAAGAATTAAGCTCCTACAATGAGGAGGACACGCCCCAACTGGTTTTTAATACCGGGCCGATGAGTCAAAGCGATGCCCTCGCATTTCGCGATTTTCTGCGCAGCCGCCACAAGTGGCTCATTATTCCCGAGGGCGACCGCTTGCCTTTTCGAATAGCCGACACCAATTATCGCCTCGACTCTGAAAATATGGATTCTGATTTCTCGCGAAACTTCGAATTCACCGCCATACTCGCGCCCGCCAAAGGTGTGAGCCGATCAAACGAACCATGGACATAAAACCAAGCACTGAATGATCACAGAAATCCGCATCAACGGCACGCCCATCACCCTCCCGGAGGAGGGGCTCGAAATATCCCTCGAAGAGTCCAGCCCTCTCAGAGACACCGAGCTTACCATCGGAGATTTTGCCCAATCATTCACCCTGCCCGGATCAGATGTAAACCGCCGCACCTTCAATTTTGCCGAGCGGCTGGAAATGAAAGAGCGCTCCCTCAAATTTGAGGATGTGGTGATCGTGGATAAAAGGCTGGGTACCATCCTCGGCACCATCGAGATGAGTGAGGCTCGCGATGATTTCGGGGCGGTGGAATACGATTGCGATTTTTTCACCAATCTCCTTGATATTGACATCTTCACCAAAAAGCTCGCCGATATACTCACAGGCTTTATCTCGCTCGGAGCCGATACGGCGGCCATCATCGCCGGAGCCAAGAATCAAAACACTCAAGCACTCGCACCGACAGGCTCGGCGGTGATGAAATTCATACCGCATTTCAATCCCGATTTTTATAGCGAAGAAGTAAACCCCGATTGGAATGTCAGCGCCTCAAATTATGACAACTCCAAAACCTACGCGGTAGGCGAGATAGTTTTCTATCAAGGCTTTCAACTCTTTGATGCACCGCGAAAATTTCTCTGCATCAGTGCCACCAGTGCAGGGCAAGATCCTACCAGCACACCCTCAAAATGGCAAGCCATTCCGTTTTCAGTGGTCAATGATTGGGATGCCACCAATGCCAATTTTTACACCAATGAGGCCCAGCTCATCGGTGATCGAGTTTTTCAAAATTTTCACGCCTTGGTGCCATGGCTCCAGGTTCACTTTGTGGTGCGCCAACTCGCTCAAAGTCTTGGCTATACGGTAAAAGGCGAATACATGGATGATCCCCACGAGGCTCAGGCACTCCTCGAAAGCAATTTTAGCCTTTCTCGATTGCTGGAGTATCGCCTTTTGTTAGAGCTAAGTGATTTTTCGGATACAAATATCATGGTGATCGACACGGGTTTCCCGGCGGATATGGATTCTATTGTCACACCCGATGCCGCCGAAAATGATGCCGAGGGGCTGTTCGACGAGGCCAACCAAGAGATCACCATCTCTCGAAAAGGGATATACCGATGGCGTATTCAAATTGATAGCTTGTGGCTCGATGAAAACGGAGTGGATGATCCCCGTGTGGTTTTTCAAATCACCGAAACGGACAACACGGTGATAGAATTCAAAAATATCGATTATCCCGTGGGAACCTTTCCCACAGGCACGAGCTCGGTGCAGCTTGAAACGGAGATATTTTATGAGTATGACTATTCAGGTGCCGATGGCTCACAGTCCAAAACCATCAAATTCAGAGCCGCCGCCCAGAATACCGATGTAAATGGTGGCGTGATCATCAACTGTTTTATGGCTTTTGAAAATCTCACCTATCAAGGTGTTGATTTCTACGAGGGAACGGTGAGATACGCCAATCACGTGCCCGACATGACCGCCGCCGACTTTCTGGAGGCCATTCGCACCAATTTCAATCTCTTTCTCAGTTTTGACGGAAAAGCGCGTGAAATGCG